CGCTTTGACCAAAGTGCTCGTAGAAGACGGCGATCACATCCGTATCGGTCAAGTTTATGCACGTCACTTGGCACAATCTTTAGTTGAGACTAAAGAACTGTTGTCAGCTAACGTTCTAAACACAGCGTTCAACTCCTCTTATCCAGGTGGTGACGGTGTATCTTTGATCAATACTGCTCACCCAATCGTGAACGGTACATTCTCTAACCAGTTGTCTACAGCCGCAGTGTTGTCACAGACTTCTTTAGAGCAAATGTTGATCCAGATCCGCCAAGCTGTTGACAACAACGGTAAGCGTATCCGTTTGGTACCACGTCAATTAGTCGTGGCTCCAGGCAACATTTTCCAAGCTGAAGTATTGTTGAAATCTGTACTACGTACAGGTAACGCCAACAACGACATCAACCCAATCAAGTCTATTGGCTTGCTTGACGAAGGTGCCGCAGTTCTGTCACGTTTGACTTCATCTACCGCATGGTGGGTACAGACAGACGCTCCAGAAGGCTTCAAGCTGTTAATGCGTCGTCATCTTGAGAAAACCATGGAAGGTGATTTCGAGACTGACTCTATGCGTTATAAGGCTACTGAGCGTTACGACGTTGGTTATACTGACCCACGTTGTGCTTACGGTACACCTGGCGTGTAATCGAACAGGGGGTTGGAGAAATCCTTCCCCCTTTTTTTCTAAATGATCAAGCTTTTCAAGGAGAAGATCAATGCCTCAATTTCAAGATGATATTTTCGTAGGTGGTATTCAAGGCCAAACCTACATGGGTACTGGTGCTTATGCATCAAACGCGGTTTTCTCAGGAACAATCGCATCAACAACATTAACAGTTACTGCTTTACTGTCTGGCGACGCACTCGTTGTAGGCCAGTACATTACAGGTTCAGGCGTAACAGCTAATTCCTACATTTCAGCATCCACAGGCCAAAACAGCCTAGGACAGAATACATATACATTGTCACAGTCATCAACAGTTAGTTCTGCTGTAACAATGTACGCCGCTGGAAATGCTTTGTTAGGCGATCCAAGCCCAATGTCTTTAGGCGTTGGACCACTAGGTCGTGTATATGTTTGGGACACAATTCCACAGACATTACAAGCCGCAAACATTGCCGCGTCACAAACCCCTGCCGCCGCTGGTAACTTAACACTTACAGCGGGAACATCCGCAACTTCAGTTGTACGTTCTAACGGCGTTACAGCGATTCAAGTTGACGTTCCACGTGCATTGACAATCACAACTGGTACAGCCGCCGCTTCTACATTAGCAGGCGTTGCGATTACTGGTACAGGTGGTCAAATTTCTTACACATCACAAGCTGGTCTAGTTTCAGGTCAATACCTAACTATCTCTGGTACTTTGGGTGGAACAGGTTCTATCACTGGTTACAGCAACCCAACAACATACGTGTTGACTGCTGTTACAGCTACTACAGCTACATTGACAACTACAGCCGGTGCGGCAGTTGTTACTACAGCCGGTACGCCAACAGGATTGACCTACACACTTGGCGTTGCACCAGTTACAGCAACAATCAGCGGTTACGATTACTACGGTCAAGCAATGACACAAGCAATCACAACTAGCTCATCTGTTTCTACTGCTGTTACAACAACCAAGGCTTTCTATCAGATCACTCAAGTGGCTGTAAGCGGTGCTACTGGCACAACTTTGACAGTTGGTACATCTGATACGCTAGGTTTACCAGTGCGTGTAATCGACGCAGGATACGTAATCAGCGTTGGATGGAACAACACTTTAGCTCGCGATACTGGTACATTAACTGTAGCGGCAACAGCAACAGCAACAAGTACAACTGGCGACGTCCGCGGTACTTATGCTGTAGGAACATCAAACGGATCTAAACGTCTGGTTATGTCCATAGCGATGCCTGCGATTGCAGTTGGTCCTAACGCTACTCGCGTTGGTGCTCTTGGTGTTACTCAAGCCTAATAGGGGAACAATATGGGTCAATTTAAACCAATGGTCAAAATGATGACCGATGAGCCCTCAGTTATTCTGAAGCTCAAAAAAGGTGGCAAAGTTCACTCTAAGCATGAGAAACATGAAGAGCATGGTCACAAGGCTATGCACCACATGGTTCATGAAGAGGCTGAGCACGGCCATTCACCTAAGAAACCTTCTATGGCACATCGCCGTAAGGCTATGAACCCCAACTTGTACAAGAAGGGTGGCAATGTTGCGCACGAAGAGCACGAGATTCACAAGCTTGAGAAAGAGCTGAAGCATCACGAGCACGAGAAGGCATCTAAGGCACATCATGGCCTCAAGAAAGGCGGAAAAGTTCATCACAAGTCTGACGGCGGAAAGATGGATCGTGAAGAAACCAAAACAACAATCAAAGGTAATGCAAAGAAATTTGAAAATACCATGGTTGTTGATGGATCTAAACACGACAAGCACCATGGAACTGGCCAAATCAAAGAAGGCAAGCCAGGAGGCTTTAAGCATGGTGGACACATGAAGCACCACAAATCAACTGGTGGAGCTATTCCTGCTGATACTCATGAAAAGAAAAACATGGGTAGAAGCAAGATGCACGGCACCATTGAGGGTAACGAGCATGACTACTTAGAGACTGAGATGCACTCAGCTAAGAAAGACAAGGCTCATGGCACACGTGGCATCAAAGAGAGCAACGCAGGCGGTTTTAAACACGGCGGCAAGGCTCATAAGATGCACCACAAGGCAACTGGCGGTGCTATTCCTGCGGCTACTGAGAAGAAGCTTAAGGAAGGCCATATGAAGCACGGTACTGTTGAAGGCGGAGATTGGGAAGACCGTCCTGCTGATACAGCAATGCCTGGCAAGAAAAATGGTAAGACTGGCCAAGTTAATGAGTCTAATGCTGGTGGTTTCAAGCATGGAGGCCACGCCGCAAAAAAGCACTACGCCACGGGCGGTAATGTTGTAGATGACGGTAAAGCAGTAAAAATGCCCCGTCATTTCGTCAGCAAACCCGTGGCTAACAGCTTGCAATCTGGCACCTTTAAAAAGGGTGGGAAGGTACAACATCACCAAGTTGGTGGATTACAGTTTGCGCCTGGTCAAAACATGCGCGATGTTTCACCTCAAGATGTTGCTGATGCCAAGCAAAGGATGAAAGATACTGAAAATTACGAAAGATATTCCAAACCCAATCCGGAAGAATATGCAAAGTATGAACAGTATATGAAACCAGTTGCTGGAGCAGGAAGAGGATTTGTTAATCCTCCAATGGCCAGAAAACAAGGCGGTAGAGCCAAGAAGTGTTAAACGGTGGGGGCTTCGGCCCCTACCCCATCAATAGGTGAAATATGTCACAACTATCGGTCTATACAGGTCCAACGTCGAATACCGACAATCAATTACGTCTCCAGCAGGCTCAGCGTTCAGGTGCTTATGATGCTGTAGACAAAATAAGAGTATCAACGCCTCAATCGCTGATTGATACTGACTTTGAGTATGGCCAACAGCCTACCAAGTGGGAGCAACTTGCTCTGCAAAACAACCGTCAGTCGTTGTACTACTTACCCAATTCTGCATTACCCGTATCAGCAATTACTGGTAATCAATCAAATACCTATCAATTGGTGGTTACGTTTGCATCAAACGTGACAATCGCTACAGGTACACCGTTTTTTATTGAAGATACGATTGACCCAAATGCTCAAGGATGGGCATATGTTGTTGCGGGTGTGTCTGCTGGAACATCCATTACTGTTCAAGTAGCTAACCCAGTCACAACAGTAAACAACTATTCCGCGGCAACAACATATTGCTACCAGGGCTACACATTCTCTAACTGCGGTATTGCTTTAACAGGCACTACAGCATTTACATTTGTAGGATCTACAGTTACTGTTACCACATCTTTCCCACATGGATTGTCAGCAAACTCAGCAATTTACATCACAGGAACGACTGGACCATCTACAGCAACACAAATCAATGGATCACAGACAGTAGCAACTACACCTAGTGCTACGACATTTACGTTCACTAACGTAAACGGTACACCATCGACAACGATTGCTAATACAGCAGGTCAAACTAACTTGTATGCTCGTCCTTCTGGATGGGTAGATACACATGCCTACGACGGTTCTGTTAACTTTACAGCAGGTGCATCTGTACCAAATCAACAGTTATTCCGTCAAACACGTCGTTATTTCCGTTACCAGTCTGGTAAGGGTATCCAGTTCTCAACAGGAACTATCCTTAAGCCACAAATTGCGTTTACGACACTAACTTCATCTGGAACAACAGTTACAGTTACAAGTAAAGTACCGCACAACTTAACGGTTGGTACGTATGTTCAGGTATCAGGCTTTGATCAGTCTGCGTATAACGGTATCTTTAAAATTGCTAGCGTACCTACAACTCTAACATTTACATATACAGCGTTATCAACACCAAGTGCTACTCCAGCAACATGTACTGTTCCATCAATACCGCACGTAAGTCCTTATTCATGGTACGGTTCAAGCAACAAGATTGGTTTCTTTGACAGCCAAAACGGTATTTTCTTCCAGTTTGATGGTCAAACACTGTATTGCGTACTGCGTAACAGCGTAAACCAAATTACTGGAACCGTTACAGCTACACAGAACAGTTCTTTAGTTACTGGTGCTAATACACAGTTCACAACTCAACTGGTTGTTGGCGACTACATCGTAATTCGTGGACAAACACACCGTATTACAACGATTACAAGCGACACACAGTTGTACATTACACCTGAGTACCGTGGAGTAACTATTGCAAATGCTTTGGTTTCTCGTGTTGTTGAGACAAGAGTTCCACAATCTCAGTGGTGGGATGTATGTGATGGATCAAACTCCATCTCTAACCCCTCTGGTTACTTGCTTGACCTTACCAAAGTCCAAATGTTCTACATGGACTACTCTTGGTACGGTGCAGGTGTGGCTAGATTTGGTTTCCGTGCTACAAATGGTCAAATCATTTATGTATACGGCTTCCAAAACAACAACGTACAGTACCAAGCTTATATGCGTTCAGGCAACTTGCCATCGCATTATGAGCAAAACACTGTATTGCCACTGACAACAATTACTGCAAGCGTTGGATCAACCGATACAAGTCTTAACGTACTTAGCACATCGGGCTTTAACCCAGCAGGTGGTACAGCACGTATCATTGGTAACGGCACATCTGGCGTAATTGAGTACATCACTTACACAGGATTGACTACTACAACACTTACCGGTTTAACCCGTGGTGTAACTGGAGGCGCCGCCGCAACATCGTTTACATATTCAGCAACTGCACCAATCGCGGTTGAGTATGCATCTCCTGATACAGCGGCTCAGTTGTCACACTGGGGTTCATCTGTTGTTATGGACGGTGGATTCACTCAAGACGTGTCATTGATCTATAACTACGGTATGACTTCAGCCGTATCTACATCTAGCGCGACTGCGGTACCTATCATGGCCATCCGTGTTGCTCCTTCTGTAGATAACGGAACAGTTGGTACATTGGGCGTTAAGGAAATTATCAACCGTTTGCAATTGCAAATGCGCGAGATTGCTATGTTGACGACCACAAGTTACCTCGTTCAGTTTATTTTGAACGGCGTAATTGGTGGAACAAGTGGATTTACTTCCTTTGCATCACCAACACAAAACGGCACAAACACAACGTCTATCGTGCAAGTTGCGACCAACACAAACACGGCAACTACTATTACTGGTGGTGAGTCGATTGCGGCATTCTTTACGAATACTGCGGGTCAAACCACTTTAGATTTAACAGCGGTTGCGCCGTTTGGTAACTGTATTCTTGGTGGTGGTCTGTCAAACACAGTTCCTACAAGCCAAGCCGGTACATATCCAGATGGACCAGATATTTTGTATGTAACGGTTAGCCAGATTGGTTCAAACGGTACTGCATTTGCTCGTTTATCTTGGCAAGAAAGTCAGGCTTAATATGCCCTTAACGAAGTCTAAATCAAAGAAAGCCTTTTCGCATAACGTGGAGGCAGAGATGCACGCAGGCAAGCCACAGCGTCAAGCAGTGGCGATTGCATATGCAGTCCAGCGTAAGGCTAAGAAGGCTAGTGGGGGTTCGATGAGCCCTCACTCCTATGACAGCGATTGGGACTACCGTCGCGCCATGGGTGAAGATATGGACTCAGACAATCCAGAGACTGAAGAGAAAGAGTCTTACAAGATCCCACGTAAAGAAGAGAAGAAGATTAACAAGCTTGAAGGCCGTATTGGCCTTGAGAAAAAGGCTTTAGCTTCTGGACGTAAGGAAGAGGCTAGTAAGCAAAGTGCTCGTATTGGGCGTAATCTAGAGTCAGAAAGAGCTAGAGCAGGCGCTAAGTACGAAGAGTCAGTTGGTAATAAACAGAAAGCACAATCCCACCGCAAGGAATGGGAAACTACATTTAAGAAGCCCGCACCCTTCAAAAAGGGCGGAAAAGTAACTCATCCTTGCTGGTGAAATCATGGCCAAACCTGGACTTTATGCCAACATCCATAAAAAGCAAGAGCGCATAGCCCATGGCTCTGG